ACTTGGTTTAGCAGTTATTGCTCTTGGCGTAGTTCTTCAGATTATTTTTGGTGCAGCTTTACCGTTTATCGGAATTGATATCGTGGGTTCTGTTGTAGCACTTGTAAAACAATTAGGACAAGAAGGTTTTGTCGGTTTAATTGCGATATGGGTACTCTGGGGAATTTATTCCAAGTCATAACTAGAAATTGTGGCGCATCGGCAGACTTGGGTTAAACCCCGAGGCGTAGCCATCCTGCTGTCCCTGCTTCGGCGTTGGGCTTAGGTGTGCGCCACTTTGCATGCAAAAGGGGGAGCCGAATATTGCCCCCCTTTTTTTGAAAAATATAATGATTAATTGAAAAAGGTTTTATGAGTGATTATTTTGGAGAAATGCTACAAGTAGCTAATAATGAATATGGCGCAGTAGTAAGTGATGGTGTTGAAGCAGGCGATGTAGAAAGTTTTATTGATACCGGATCGTATATTTTAAATGCTCAATTGTCTGGTAGCATCTATGGTGGATTACCATCTAATAAAATTACAGCATTTGCCGGAGAAAGTTCAACAGGCAAAACTTTTTTCGTTTTAGGTTGTGTCAGACAATTTCTCGTAGATAATCCTACTGGTGGAGTTATATATTTTGAAAGTGAATCTGCCATAACCAAAGATATGATAGAATCAAGAGGAATCGATTCTAAACGAATGATTATCCTACCTGTTGCTACGGTTCAAGAATTCAGAACACAAGCAACTAAAATTCTAGAAAAACATTTAGAAGAACCCATCAAGTCTCGTCCGCCAATGATGATATGTTTAGATTCATTAGGTAATCTTTCTACTACTAAAGAAATGGAAGATGTTAGTGACGGTAAAGAGACCAGGGATATGACCAGAGCACAAATGGTTAAAGGCACATTTAGGGTTTTAACTTTATTAGGTGGTAAAGCTAAAGTACCTCTTGTTGTTACTAATCACACATACGATCAAATAGGAACATTATTTCCTCAAAAAATTATGGGTGGAGGAACAGGCTTACATTATGCCGCATCTAGTATCGTATTTCTATCTAAAAAGAAAGAAAAGGATGGTACTGAAGTAATTGGTAATATAGTTCATTGTAGAACTTATAAATCTAGGCTCACAAAAGAACATAAAATGGTAGATGTTCTTCTTACCTTTAAAGAAGGATTGAATAGATATTATGGATTGGCAGAATTAGCAGAGAAGTATGGAATCTTTAAAAAAGTTTCTACCAGATTAGAAATGCCAGATGGAGAAAAGGTTTTTCTAAAAACCATGCTTAAAAATCCTACCAAGTATTTTACAAAAGAAATTTTAGACAAGTTAGATGTAGTAGCAGGGAAAGAATTTTTATACGGTGAAATGGATATAGAAGAAGAATTAGCTGTAGAAGAAGAATCAATTGAAACCACTTGATATGATAGTAGAGAAAGTTAAAGTAGTGGAATTAACGTTTGAAGATGGAACAAAAAAAATATGTCGAGGGGGAGAAGCTGCTGTGGAAAGAGCCTGGGGAACTTATCCAATAGTATCTGCTAGGTGGACTGGCGAAGAAGAAACAATGCAATGGATTCCTCTAGAAGATAATCGAACAGAGATAACGGGCTGGTAAAAAGAATGAATGAATTAACAAAAAAAGATTACGATAGAATTAATAGTTATTTTAATTTAGTTCCTCATCCGGAACATATCGAAGATGTTTCTCAAATGTGTGTTGAATTAAACACGGGCCCTTTTAAAGGAACTGTTATAAAATATGGTAAGTTTCAAGTTGCTCCACCGGATGAAATGGGAGAAAGTAATGCGAAATATGAATACGATGTTATTCTTGTTCCACCAGAATTACAGGGAGTAGAACATTCTGATGAAGAAGGTGTAGAATTTGAATATATGATTGGAGAAATTTTAGTTAAATTATTATGGGACAGATATAAAGAAGAGAGTGAAAAGGAAGGAGTAAAAACAAATGATGCCACGGATAGAACAGCTGATACTATCACATTTAATACATAATGAAAATTTTACGAGGAAAGTTGTTCCTTACGTAAAATCTGAATATTTTGAAGATCCTCCGGAAAAAATAGTTTTCAAATTAATTCAAGAATATATTTTAAAGCATAATGACCTACCAACCAAACAAAGTTTATTAATAGATTTAGATCAATTAGATGGTATACATGAATCAGAATATACTAAATCTAGTGAAATAATTAATACTTTAGAAAAGCCTAGTGATTCTAAAGACATCACACCCTGGCTTTTAGAACAATCAGAAACATTTTGTCAAGATAAAGCAATATATAATGCTGTAGTGAATGCTATCGCAATTCTTGAAGGTAATGAAAAGACTCATTTATCTAAAGGAGCAATTCCCACCGTTTTATCAGAAGCTTTAGCTGTTTCTTTTGATCCTCATGTAGGACACGATTTTATTGACGACGCGGACAAAAGATTTGATTTTTATCATAGAGTAGAAGAAAAACTTGAATTCGATCTCGAGTTGTTTAATAAAATTACAAAAGGGGGTTTACCTAAGAAGACTTTAAATATTTGTTTAGCAGGAACTGGAGTTGGTAAATCTTTATTCATGTGTCATCAAGCCGCTAGTTGTCTTTCTATTAATAAAAATGTTCTTTACATCACCATGGAGATGGCGGAAGAAAGGATCGCTGAAAGAATTGATGCGAATCTTTTAGATATTCCTATGAGTCAATTAGAAGAAATTCCTAGAGATATGTATAAAAAGAAAATAGATAAACTCAAAGGAAAAACCAATGGTAAAATAATTATTAAAGAATATCCTACTGCATCTGCCGGCGCAATGCATTTTAAAAATTTATTAGGTGAATTAAACTTGAAACGTAATTTTGTTCCCGATATAATATTCATAGATTATTTAAACATTTGTACATCTTCTAGAATAAAGGCAGGAGCCAATGTTAATTCATACACATATATTAAATCTATTGCTGAAGAATTAAGAGGCTTAGCTGTAGAATATAATGTTCCGATTATGTCTGCAACACAAACAACCAGATCAGGGTTTACAAGTACAGATATTGGTTTAGAAGATACATCTGAGAGTTTTGGTTTACCGGCAACTGCTGACTTTATGTTCGCACTTATATCTTCTGAAGAAATGGAAGAATTAAATCAAATGCTTGTAAAACAATTGAAAAACAGATATAATGATCCCACATCTTATAGAAAGTTTATTATTGGAGTAGATAGAAGTAAAATGAGACTCTATGATGTCGATCAAAAAGCTCAAGAAGACATATCGGACAGCGGACAAGATGATGAACCATTGTTTGATATTTCTACCGATAATAGACACAGAAATAAAGCTGATTTCGGGAATTTTCAATATGAATGATGCCGCCACTCCAAATGGATTAGAATTTATTAAAGATTCATTAGGATGTATAGATTTAGCTTTTAAAGAATTTGAAAATTCATATAATACAAAAACAAATCGTTATATTAAGCTTTGGCATGAATGTGCTAATAGAACGGAAGAAATATTAGAAGATGAACTAGGATTTTCTTGCTATGTTAATATACGAAAAGATTTGGGTCATGCTTTATATGAAATGACTTTCGATGGAGCTGCTAATGTTCCCGAAGAACATTTTTCAGAATCAGAATTAGAAATAACAATTAATTTATCACCAGAATTATATACACAGCAATTATTTGTGCCAGAATCTGCTTGGGAAAAATATAGACAACAATTTACTCTCACCTACATTCATGAATTAACACATTCTTTACAATTTGATGATCAACAAACCGCGCAACCCGCATATGATGATTATTTTACAAGCCCATTTGAAATAGATGCATATAGTTCTGAACTCGCCTTTGATATGTATCTCTATGCTAAACCAAAAACAAGTTGTGAGGCATTTATGAGATATTCTACAATAAAAGAACAAAATATTTTTAAACAATTCATACATCTTACCGAAAAGAAATATGAGTATCTTAAAAACAATAAATAAGATTATACTACTATTTTGAAGGGAAAACATGGAAAAAATTCAAGACCTGCATGAAGCAGTTAAGGAAGTTCTAGAGGAAGCTGCTATAAGTAAATTGGCAGTGAAAAGTATGGAAGAAGTTGCTTCGCGTGCAAATAGAATAGCGAGATGGGCTCGTAATGCAGCTGAAATGGATAGTGCCGATGCCAAGTCTGTTAAAGCCTTAGCCAAAGATATTCAGAAGACTATGGATAAATGGGCAAAGGGTTCCTGGGAAGGGAAATCCCTTTGAAAACATTCAAAGCACATATTATTGGCGAACGTATACTAGATCGCATTATGAGCGAAAAAGAGCGAAAAAAAGGTGATATGAAAGATTGGATTAATGAAGCAGTTAATGCTAGACTTAAATCCAAAGTTTTGAATATGATAGATGAAATAGATAATGATGAAGATCTATTAAAGGCTATAAATGCCATGGCCGTTCCTGTAATGGAAAAAATGATTCATGAAGCATGTGATAAAAAGAAAATCATAATGGGCCGAGATGAAGTTACACGGGGTGTTATTGCATTTATAAACAAATATGGTGAAAACGTTGAACAACAGTTTGACTTTTTAAAAGAGTTTTTAGACGGTAAATCTTTTGATGCTAAAGGCTTAGTAAAAGGTAGTAGTGGTAAGGTTGCTAATGCAATGAATTATATTACCTCAGCATATCCGATTATGAGTAAGATGTATTCCGAACTAGTGAATTGGACACCAAAAGTACATAATGCAAATATTGGTCCCGGTGAATTACTTTTTATTTTAGCAACAGATACTGGCGCAAAAGGAGATGCAGAAGATAAAGGTGATGCTTATCTAGGAAGAGGTCTTAATATTGAAATGAAGTCAGATGGGGGCCATTTAGGAACAAGTTCACAGTTTAATATTGGCAAAGAAGTTTTTAAAGATGCGTTTAAGGATTTAGGAAAAGTTTTAAAAGAAAAAGATC